CTATAGAACTATGGACTAGACCAATGCTTACATTGTGACAGGTAAAGGTGTAGATTAAAAAATTAAAGTTAGATGGTAGTACCTTACAAAAAATAATAGTAAGTGTGATGAATGTCATGGAGAAGGATTTGTATATGCTAAGATGGCTAAGCTTGCAGGCTTTGATCAAAGACCTAGAAGTGTCTATGATGTATCTGACTCTGGATTTAAAACAGATAGGATAACTTTAAATAAAATTGCAGGAGAAGCAGAGGGAGAGTTTAAAGATTTTATTGATTCTATTCTTAGACACAATGCTATCTCTACATACTTAAATACTTTTGTAGAAGGCTTACAAAATTTTACAAATGCTAATGGTTTATTACACCCTAAGTTTATGCAAGCTGTAACAGCTACAGGTAGACTATCAAGTAGGGATCCTAACTTTCAAAACCAACCAAGAGGTAATACATTCCCTATACGTAAGGTTATACAATCTAGGTTTGATGGTGGGCAAATACTTGAGGTAGATTTTGCACAGCTAGAGTTTAGAACTGCAGTATTTCTTGCACAAGATAAGCAAGGTATGGAAGATATAAAAAATAATATAGACGTACATAAATTTACTGCTGATATTATTGGTGTGTCTAGGCAAGATGCAAAGGCACATACATTTAAACCTTTGTATGGTGGTACAACAGGTACAGATGCTGAGAAAAAATACTATAAAACATTTGCAGAAAAAATATAAAAGGTATATCTAAATGGCATGAGGAATTACAAAGCCAAGCTATAACTTTTAAAAGAATTAAATTACCAACAGGTAGAGAATACTCCTTTCCATATGCAGAACGTATGCCTTGGGGTGGCTCTAGTTATGGTACGCAAATAAAAAATTATCCTGTGCAAGGGTTAGCTACTGCTGACATTGTACCTTTAGCATGTATAAAAATATATAAGCTAATGAATGAGCAAAGGGTTAAGAGTTTACTTATTAACACAGTTCACGATTCTATTGTGGCTGATGTTTATCCTGGAGAAGAAGCTGTAATGAGTAAGATATTTGACCAGGGTACAGCATCCGTAATACCTGCATTGAAAGAGTATTATGGAATAAACTTTAATGTTCCACTTGACACAGAGATCAAAATGGGATATGATTGGTTAAATATGAAGGAGATAAACTATGACCGAGACTAATATAATACTAAAAGTACAGACATTTACTTTTACTGATCCAATAATAACTGTTGAGTTAACTATGTCAAAAAGAAGTGATGCTTTAGATATAGCAGATAAACTTAATGATATAGCTAAAGCAAAAAAAGAAAATACAACAATGTATTTCGTACAAACTATTGACTTACCAAATGGTAAAGAAGATAGCGATGACGATATGCCATTTTAATATAGGAGAACTATGAGTATACCTCTACTTGATAAAGAGTTGTGGGAAGATTATGCTGATGATGAGCAAGAAGAAGCTTATGATATGCTGCAGGATTTAAAAGCACAGTGTGATGATAAACCTACAATGTTATATATAAATGAGAATGAAGAACTACAAAGTTACTTAATGTGGTTTGCTCGTATGGAAGATTTATCCTGCGAGATTACTGAAGGAGATACCAGAGTATGTTAGAAGTGTTATTGGGTGCAGGATTTGTTGTATTAATTTTTATTATTTGTGTGTGATATTTTTTATCCACCTTACAAAAAATAACACTTGACAAATCTATTAAAATATGGTATAAGGAATCAATCAACTAAGGAGGACTATGGAAAATAACATAGCAAATATAAGTGAGATGTCCAACGAGCAGATAATGGAAGCTATTGGACAAGACGATGGTTCAAGTAAAGGAGTAAATATTCCTAGACTTGGCATCAACAGGTCACCAGAAGATGACGATGGCAATCAATTACCAGTAGGTAATTTATTTACATTTGATTCTACTGTAGGTCAGAATGTATATGGCAAACCAATTACATTTAGACCATTCATAAGTGCAATGCAATACATGCATTATGATCCAGATAAAAGTGAGTATGTAAACAGATCTATAATCTTTAAGAATTGGAAAGAGGAAGCTGTAGATATACTTGGTGGTACAAAATGTGGTAAAGTTCCGTTCAAAGATAGGGAATCTTTAACACCAGAACAGTTAGCAGAACAGAGAACTATAAGATGTTATAGATTACTCTATGGTCTGTTATCATTCAAAGGAGTAAAAGCTAATGGCGAAGAACACACTGTTTCTAATCTGCCTAGTTTATGGAGGGTTACTGGTACAGCATTTTCACCAGTAGGTACTGCATTAGAACAAATAACTAAACGTAAAAAACTTATGTTTACAACAACACTATCAGTCGATACCAAGAGACAGAAGAAAGGTGGTAATGTTTATTACACACCAGAGATCTCTGTTAATGCTGAGGCTGGTTTGGAAATGTCTAAAGAAGATATGGAAACGTTAGGTGTCTTTCAAGAAGTTATTACTAAAGAGAATACAGAAGTAGTAGACCTTTATAAAGCTGCAAAGAAAAGCAACTACGAGCCAACAGATACAGACATGAAAAAAGTAGTAGATCAAGTTGAAGATCCTATTGACGTGTTGGCATCTTAATGAGTGATATCCTTCATAAAGTTCAATCGTATTTGGATAGAGCAAATAAAGATCCTGTTGAAGTATCTGATAAACTTCTTGAAGAGTTTGGTGAGGCATGTAAAAGTGCCTTACGCAAACAGTTCTCGGAGAAAAGAAGAGAAGGATTTAAACCAAGAATGTCAAGTATAGGTAGACCTTTGTGTCAGTTGCAAATGGAAGCAAAGAATGTAAAGGGAGAAGGTCAGCCATATAATGTTAAGATGAGAAATACTTTTGGAGATCTTATCGAGGCATTAGCTATATTTGTTTTAAAATCATCGGGAGTAGAAGTAAAAGATGAACAGAAAAAGGTTAAACTTAAATTTACTAACTCAGAAATTGAGGGTAGGCTTGATGTTAAGATCAATGAGAAAGTCTGGGACATTAAAAAGTGCATCACCATATTCATTCACTAAAAAAATTTGAAGGTGGGTTTGAAGAGGTTGCAAAGGCGATGCGTTTGGATATGTACCTCAAGGATATCTCTATAGTGAGAGTGAGAAGATGCCTTTTGGTGGGTGGATTGTAATCAATAAATCTACAGGTGAGTGGACAGTATGTGAAACTCCTATAGATGACAATGAATACAGAGTTAAAGCATTGGCTAGTGTAGAAGAAAACATTGCAGCTATTGAAAACAAAGTACCATTTAAGAGATGCTATGATGCTATAGAAGAAACATTTAGAACTAAGAAGACAGGTAATAAAATTTTGGGCATGGCTTGTACATTTTGCTCATACAAACTTCCTTGTTGGGGAAGTAAATTGCAACTGTTACCACAACAACAGTCGCAAGGAAAGAACCCTAAGTGGGTTTGGTATACTGAGGTAACTAATCCTAAGAAAGAGGAAACTTTTGAATAGGAATTATTATTTCAATTGGGTGGGGGATAGTATTGAGGGGTCTATTCTCCACCCTTATTACGCATGACATTATATTTTGTATTATTTAAAACAAAAAAGATAAGGAGTTTAGAATGTTTACAAATCTTATATTCAGCAAAGAGAGTGACGCAGAAGAGTTTGCAAAAAAAAGTATGAAGAGAGGTTTTTGAATTTAAAGCAGTAGAATATAATAAAGAAAATTATGAAAGGTATTGGTATAAATAATGACAAAGAAAAAAAGATTGATGTATCAAATTCAATAAAAGTTTTAGTCACACCTTGGGAAAAAGGTTTTACTTGTGGTATCGTAATGGATAGTAAAGCTGAAATGTCAACAGAAGAATATGAAGTATGTTCTACTATTGCAAGAGGTATGATTAAAATGGCAACTGCAGATCCCCAAACTACATTTATGTATGGGCTTCGTGGTTTTGCTGATGACAAAAAGAGTAGTAAAAAAACTTTAGCAATCAACTCTGTAGCAGAATTTGACAGTGAAGATAATGTTATTGATTTTATTGAATACTTAAAACATAAACGAGATAAGGAGTTAAACTAATATGGCAACACACTTAGTAATAGGAGACCCTCACTGCACTCCAAAGGCAAGCAATGACAGATTTTTATGGGCAGGTAAATTTGCTTATGATCTGAAACCAGATACCATAGTATGCATGGGAGACTTTGCTAGTATGGATTCACTATCAAGCTACGATAAAGGTAAGAAATCTTTTGAAGGTAGAAGATATAAGAAAGATGTAGAACATGTTCATGATGCACTAGAACAATTTAACAAAGGTCTTAATGGAAGACGACCAAGAAAAATCATGTTACTTGGTAATCACGAAGATAGGATAAATAGAACAGTAGATGAAAATACCAGAACTTGAAGGAACAATTAGTACAGATGACTTTAAATTAAAAGTATGGTTGGAAGTACATGAGTATCAAATTCCAGTTGTGGTCGATGGTGTATACTACTGTCATAATTTTCCTACTGGTGTTATGGGTAAGCCTATTAGTGGTGACAATATTGGGCGTGCCTTACTTATAAAAAAATAAAGTATCCTCTACTGTAGGTCACATACATACATTTGATTATGCCATGTGTGCATTACCTTCTGGTAAAAAAACTTATGGGATTATCTGCAGGATGTTACTTGCATCACAAAGAAAACTATGCTAAGAACACACAGCAAATGTGGTGGAGTGGATTGATAGTTAAACGTAATGTAGATAAAGGTGAGTACGATCTTGAGATGATGGAGTACAATACAATTAGGAGAAAGTATGGTAAAAAGTAAAAGAAGTGTATGAAAAAAAGATAGATCATAGCCATGATATATCCTATGAAAATGAGGTAACATTTGATAATGTTAATTCACCATCACACTACAAGCATGGTAAGAAAGAAACTATAGATGTTATACGTGATTGTATGGAGAGTGATGAGTATCATGGGTACTTAAAAGGAAACGTTTTAAAATATGTTTCTCGTTATAAGTTCAAGGGAGAGCCATTGCAAGATTTAGAAAAAGCACAATGGTATTTAAACAGACTAGTAAAGGAGGTCAAAGATGGGGGCAGTTAAACACGCACTACAAGAAGTAGAAGACTTTGTAGCAGGTTGTCTAGGAGAAGGTAGAACACTAAACCAAACAATAAGAGATGCTAAGGAAGCATTTAATAAAATGGATAATGCTTACTTACTAGATAAAGATTTTATTGAAAATAATATTACCAATTTAGGGGGCAACAATGAGAGAGATGTTTTTAGATGCGTTACATGATAAATATACAGCACAGATATCTGATGCTAAAGCTAAAGCTACTGTGTACTTAGATAACCCTGTTGCAATTGGTGAGCACCCACAGTTTATAGAAGAATTAGATAAACTTATAAATGTAATATCTACTGCAGAAGAGAATATAAAAACAATACATAAACAATTTGGAGAGCATAATGACTAAAGAGAAAGGAAAAGAAAGCACAGGATCTAGAACATATCTTATAGATTCAATACAATTACAGGATATAATGAGATACTTAATGACTAGACCTTATGCAGAAGTTGTACAACTTATGAGTATGTTAGGTAGATTAAATCAATTAGATCCTAGCATTGGTGCAGACTTTGTTAAGAAACAAGCAGAGGAAGCCAATGGAAAAAATAATCTACACAAACACACAGGTCTATTGTTCGAGTTAAAAATTGGTCTTAATAAAGATAATGCAATAGTGATTGACTACGGTGGAAAACCTGTAGGTAAAATAAGAGAAGCACTTAAAGATTATAAGTATCAAGCTAATCTATGTGCTGCAATTATTAATCATGCTAACTCTGCAGGTAAAAAACTAGAGGATGACATTAAGCAGATGATACAGAAGATTTAGAGTTTTGGTATAAGTGTCGCCAAAAAAAAAGGCTCCCTTAAAGGAGCCCTGTTGTTGCCTATATGGGGGAAGTTCACGCTTCCCCTTTTTTTATTTCTTAGCTATTGTATTTTTATTAATACCTTTTTTTATTATATAATTCTGTGTGCCATTAGCACCTGTCTCTACTTCTTTTTTAAACTTTAAACAATTCTTTTTCTCTCTTGTCTTTATTTTCTTTTGCTATGTATGCGTCTATAAGTTTTGTATCTCTCATAATATTATGTTAACATTTTGTTTGTTTGTGTTTTAAGTTTACTAAGTTTAATAGGCTTGCTTAGTATATCCTTTTGGAGTTTCTTAGGTAAAGGCATTTTTATAATCTCATGACTATATCCAATATTAACATTTTCTTTATTATAAAAATTATTTATATAATTATTATAGTTATTTACATCTACTGAATTATTAACTGAGTGTTCGTACTCATCAAAATAATCTGTAAGATCTCTTCCTTCATTTTCTCTAATAGTTTGTACAAAATCTGCACCTTCAGTTTGTATAGCTGATGAAATAGGCATTTGCAAATTTATATCTGCAATATCCCATATACCAGACAAAGATGAATACCGATCTGTGCCTTCTTGTATTGCAGTATCTATTGGAGTATTAGGTGCTACCCATATATAATAATTTTTATCACCATCTGTATCTGCACTATCCTCAATTAAATTTTCTAATACCATATCTCCAGATGCTACACCAGTATCAGTAAGTATACTTGTATAATTTGGTAACACTGCACCAGGATTATTAGCTCTTTCAGGATCTTCAAATCTACCTTGAATTAAATCATCCAATGTACTAGCTAATAAATTACCAGAAATTTTACGTAAAACAAATCCATTTCTTATTGCTCTAGATGCTCTACGAGTTATTGCTGCACCGTCTCCTGATTCTGTAGGTTCATTTAACCTATATCATCAAATTCTTTATCTCCCTTACCAGGTAACTTAACAGTTTCTTAATTTTTACGTTGTTATTTATCAGCTAACTTTTTTCTAATTGTTTATATACAATCTCATCATAAAATTTTTTTAATCCTTCTTTATCTTCAATAGGCTGACCTGTATATCTATCATATTGTATCTGACCATTAGTTATACCAATACTATCTAAATTTTTTTTCTACTGCTTTTTTTTATCATAGCATTTAATACTAGCTCTACATACTTTTTAGATTCAGTTATAGGTAGTGGGTTTAGTCCCTCATCTTCTACCACTTTCTGTGCACTGCTTTGTAAATCAAAAGATAGTTTAGAAACTAATTTACCCTTATCAAAAACATAATAACGGCTATCTTGTAATCTAACTTCTGGTGCTGATACACCTGTAGTGCTATCTACAGAATATAAACATTATAATTATTTTGAATATTCCTTTCTTTAAGTTCATCTAAAGATTTACCTACTAGTATATCTAAGGGTTCATTTTTAATATTATAATTAGGATTAATTTTTTTTATAAATTCTGGTGTTATATCTTTGCCTTTTATTATAACAAAATCTTCTTAGTTCCTTTTTTTGCCTATCTTGTATCATATCAGATTGTATTTCGTCTATAATAAAAGTATCTTCTAATTGTCTAGATGCATTTTAAACTTTATCATTGTTAGTTAATTTTCTCCATCAGCTTCTTTTAAATCTAATCTTTTTCTACAGCATCTGCATTAAAGTATCCTGTTTGTGCTCTAGCATGTGCTATAGTATCCTTTGCATATTTTTCAGGAAAGTGTGCTGTATCAGCCATACCTATATCTACTCCACCTACTTGAAAAACATATTGCTCTACAGTAGATTTATACCCTTTCATTGTAGGAAGTTCAGCATTACCTGCACCTAATACTTCTCTAGTACTTTCACTAGCACCAGCCCTCTTACCACCTGCACCACCAATAGAATACTGTGAAAAATCAAGCTGATCTGCCAAAGGTACTTCAATTACATTTAATTTATCTGCAATATTTTTTGATCTACAAAATCTAACAACTCTTGTTTAGTTATAGATTCATTACCTTGCAAGTATTTGTCTAAGCCTAAGTACTTTATTTCTTCTTTAGTAGAGTTACTCTGTACAATACTTTTCCACTTACCTTTAGTTAGATTTATCTTGTTTAGCATTTTCAATAGCTTCAACAGCCCTTGAATAAAAATCTGGTTTGTCACCCTTAAGTGCTAATGCTGTTTGTTTTTCTACTGCAGATAGAGGTCCAAGTTCTGCTTTTCTGGTACTAAATCTTTAGTTTGTTTGATACATCATCTTTATTATATATTATAGGTTTATTTAATTCTCCAGATTGATCTGGAAAAGATTCTTTGTATCTATTTTTTCTGGGATAGGAGTAGATAAAGTTGTATCTACTTTTTCTGGAATAGGTGTTGATAATATTGTAGCTGTCTGACTATCTATGGGTGTACTAAAAGGTTCTGGTGGTGGTAGGATTTCTTTAGCTTCTCCACCTATAACTAAACCTTGTCCTGTTTCTCGTACACTTTCATTTACATTAGGTACTGCCATTGCAGCATCCATCTGTGTCATTCTATCTGTACCTGGCATACTACCTTTAGGTACAAAAGATCCTTCATCTCCACCACTATCTATGTGATTAAGATATTCAGTTAAATATTCTTCAGTTTCTTTGTAAGCTTTAAGACCTGCAGTTGTACCTAGTACAGCTTCAAAAGCTTTTTGACCATACTGTTTAACAAATTTATTAGCACCAGTTCTTACTAGTGTATCTGCTAGTTTAGGTACTGCAACTCTACCTATAGTTGTTAGTATTGGCTGTGCTGCTAGTGCTACCATTTAACAATTCCATGCTCTTAAAGCTTTATTAATTCTACTCTGAGGATCATTAGCAGTTTTCTTTGAAGTAAGTTTCTTCTTCATACCACGCATACGTGCACAAAAACTAGCACGCCTTGGGTTACCAACCTCTTTACTAGGTGCTTGTAAGTTACCACCAGTTTCTTTGTTGTAACTATCTCTACCTTTTTGGTTTAATCCACCTTTAGGATTTTTGCCTTCACTTCTAGTCCATGCTGCTTTAGCCATTATGCAAAACTCCTATATGGTTTTACTTTGTTTGCTATACTCTTAGGCTGTTTAACAAATTGTTTACCTGCTGCTTTACCTTTTCTTTTAGCTGCAGTTGTAGCTGCATATTGAGAAGATGATAAAGATTTAATTGCTTTTGCAGGTAGATATCTTTCACCTGTTTTACTTGAAGGCTTACCAGATTTTGTTCTCCATTTCTGTTTGCCCCAAGCCTGTAAACTTCTTTGTGATTTTGCTAATGCCATTATGATTTATAGCCTCCACCTGCTTTCTTATAAGCTTTAGCTAATGCTTGTGCTTTTCTTGCAGACCATTTTCCAGCAGCTGTACCTTGAGTTGCTGAACCTTTTATTCTATTAAATATTTGTTTTCTTTTACCAGGTTGAGTATAGTTGTTTGCTTTATTCACTGTCATCGTTTTCCTCCTCTAAATTTCTAATTTTATAATCGTAGCTTCCTTCCTCATGTTCATCTGTAATCCATTTAGATGAATTTTCTACAGAGTATATCTTACTACTTACTAATCTATTAATTAAATTTTTGTTTGGGTCAACACCCATAGATGCATTAAACATTTTAAGTCTATTGTTTGGCTGTATTGCATAGTTCCCATCATCTAATGCAATCACATGACCACATTTATGTTGATCTGGTTTCTCTGCATAACCAAAATTTAATTCATTAAAATCTCCTGCACACCAATCTATTGTAAATAAGTATTTACCTTTACGTTTTACTTTACGTCTAGATGTGTATTGCATAGTAGCACCAGCTAGTTCATAAAAAGTTGTAACACTTACATTATAACTAAAACTATCCCACATTACTAACTCATCTAATGGTAATTCTTTTACTCCAGGCTTAGAACAGAAAGCTGATATAGGTGCTCTCCACCATAGCCCACCATCTTCCATTAAGAAATGAAACATAGGTACTCTGTTTGGTATAGAACTAAATCCAAATACACCAACCTCAAAGTATTTGTCGTGTGAATCTTTTTGATCTCTTAAAAAATTACCCCTAACATAACATTCTATGATAGGTATGTTAGCATTTAAATAAGCCATTCAGTATACTCTTTCCCGTTATAAAGTAATGCTTGTTTTCTATTCTCTTCTTTACTGTAGGAACAATGAACCCACCCACTTGAGGGATCATCTGGAGTATAAAATTCTAGTATAAGCTGATCAAACACTAGGTTATTCTTAATGTACTTTGCTAATTCTTTATTGTCTACTCCAAAACATTCGAAGTCTGCAGCCTCACCTTGTGCATGCTGTGATGTAGTTTTGCTACCTATTGCTTCACATAATTCCTCACTACGATATCCACTGGAGATTGCTATAGGTTTACCAAAATTCCTACGTGTAGGTTCTAGTATCTGTACTGCTAACTCAGTTAAATTTTCTATATGATCTTGTGTAGGTTTATTGTCTATACCTTTACGTAATGCTGTTTGAGATTGTGTTAATTCTCTTAAACTAAAATGACCACTAAGCTGCATTAGTTTGCCAGTGGGTTAGATGATTTAACTTTAATCTCTTCTATCTGTACCTTTAATAACTCTATTTCTTTTTCAAGAACTTTAACAGCAGTGTTATCATGAGAATGAGATGTGTTATGTGAATGAGAGGAGTCGGCATTTTCTAACTTATTAACTTTTTCTTCTAATACTTTTATTTCAGATAAAAAACTCATGTCAATACCCTTAGACGCACCTTCTAATATTTCTAGTTTAGTCATGACTTCACCATACTTTACAAAGCCACCACCTATTGCGGCAATAACACCAAGTAATGCAGCTACTCCTGCTAGTTGTCCTTTAATTTTATCCATTTTTTAATTGCTCCAGTTGCATTATTAGTAGTTGTTTTCTACTTTCTATGTCTCTTAATTTATTTTCCATAATAACTACAGGATCATTAGCTATATAATTATTTAAACTCATATCAGTATACAGCTGTCTCATGTCTTGTATTTGTATTTGATTTAAATATATATTTTTACTTTTATAGAAGGGTACGTCATACGAATCAAGAGATACCTGATCACTTGTCATAGCGTCTAATTTAATAATATTTTTAATCTGTAAATTCTTTGATATATCTTTTATATCTCTATCTACTTTATCCATAACTTTTACTAAGTTATCTCTAATTGTTTTTTTCTGCTGTATAACTTTTTGTTTGGCAAGCTTCTTGCTCTGAACAGTGGACTTCTTAGCAGTCTTGCTAGTAGATTTCTTTTCTTTAATTTCTTTTTTTTGTCATTGTCTGGTTGTGCCATAGGTTTTGGTTCCTTTTCTGTTGATGATTCTTCTTCTATTTTCTCTCTTTCTTCTGTAGGGGCACTAGCCATTTCTTTAGGTTCTTCTTTAACTATTTCTTCTCTCTCCTTTGGGGGTTCTTCTTTAACCATCTCTTCTCGTTTTATCTCTGGTTCATCCTTAGGGGGTGGTAAGAAACTAGATATCAATTCATTCTTTTCTTCAATAATATCTTCTTCAGGAGTGTTATCAAACATAGATACAAACGTTTCATTATTGTCTACAACTTCTTCTTTCATCTCCATAACAATTTCTTCTTTAAAAAAATTCTTCTTTAAACTCTGGTTCTTGCATTGTCATTACTTCAAAGTTTTCTCTAGGTTCATTCATGTAAACAGGTTCTTCTTTAATTTTTACAAACTCAACTTTTTCATTAACCCATAAATCTTTTTCTGGTTTAAATTCTTCTAGTAATTCTCTTATCTCATCTCTAATATCTTCATTTAAAACAAAAGGATCTGACTCGTAGGTTACAGTGAGGGAAGGTTCCCTGAGGTCAACCCCATAATGAGAGTCTGTATCATTCGATGAATCTGTAAAATCATATCGAACTGATAAGTCATAGTCGGTTTGTAAATTTGAAAGTACAGTATAAGTATCACTGCCAGTGCTGTAACTACCACAGTTATTACCGCCACAGCTATCACTAGTATAATTCCTAATTTGTGTTGTTGTTTCGCCATCTGCTCCTTTTATAGTTACTGTTGATTGCACACTACTTTCATAAGTATTCCAATGCCAATATTCAAATTCATGGTCAGTTGTATACCCATTTTGTATTTGTAATTCTGTTAAACCTGCATCATTCTTTAAACTTATATCATCAGATTGTATATAAGTATTATGCTCGGAGGCAATAACATTAGAGCCATGCCTACCATCTGCAGTACCAGACCAAGATTCACTATCAAAATTTTTATCTAGTAAATTATTTGTAGTAATCTCTTCAGCGTTAATAGTAGTAAATAAAAATAATAATATAATTAACCATTTCATCTGCTAGCTAGTCGGTCCATATGTGCATATATTCTACCAAAAACTTTATCAAGTGACATTAATTCTTGTTGCATCATAGCTACTATTGTTTGTAATTCTATAAGTGTTATAAGTACCCATGTACTAAGACCCATAAGTATTGTACCCAATAAAGCAATTAATGCTGTATTAGTTTTTCTTGTACATTTTTTTTTACACTTGCATCTTGGACCTGCTATTTTATTAGCAACCCATTCACAAATATCATCCATCGTACTAAAAAATTTATAACAAAATCTATCTATCATTTTTTATGAATAGGTGTAGTATCTATAAACTCTTTATCTAATTTATCTAGTTCTTTAGTTCATTTTTTTTTCTGCTTCTAAGTCAGCTTTTTCTCTATCTCTCATACGTTTAACATATGTAGAATAATCTGGTCTTTCATGGTCATACTTAGACCATAATTGTTTTTGCCTCTTTACCTATCTTGCCATCAATTGGACATGGAGTACCTGCTTGAATCATAGATTCAAACACACGCTCATCTTGGCAGAGAATAGCAACTGCTGCAACCTTCATACCAAAGTCATTAAGTATTCTGGCTAATTTTAATCTTTCACAATTTTTATCAATCGTATGTCTACCACCACTAATACCAATACCAAATGTCTGTACACCTGCAGATATACCTACTGCACACACATCTTGTGTCATAGAATTATATGATGGTGCAGAGGCTGAAGGTGGTGCTGATTTAATATTAGAATTTGATGTACTGTTTGTAGTAGAATTTGAGGAACTTCCTGTTGCATAATTAGTAGTTGCACTTGATGTATAACCTCCGTCAATAGATGTATTAGACCCACTAACATTTGTTTGAGTGGTATCTGAACGTGCAGGTCCACCAAATAAAGCTAATAATGTAATCAATACAATTAGTATTGCTGTAAATTTATAATCATATTCTGGGTGCATCTCGAGATCCTCCATTACTTTTTATAACCTAAACCTGTTTTTCTATTACTATATAATTTTTGCCATGACCAAGAATTTAACTTAGTTGAGTAGTGGTATATAAATAGTACTATTTGCTTAATCATTTTTTACCATCTGTTTTATTCATGCCGCCTCTAAATATCTGCGTACCTTTAATTCCATATATACTTGCTACTACAAGGATCCACAAATTAGTGAACCAACTTGGTAGTTCTGCAAACATGTCAAAGAATAATCCACTTTATCCATAGCTGTAGGATCGTCACTTAGGACTGCCCATGCTAGAATTGCTATGGGAGTTGAGAGAATTATTAAAACTGCTTCGTCTTTCCAATCTGATTGTCTAGCTTCTAGTAATTTACCAGAGTACTCTAGATCTCCACGAGCCATCTTAGCTGCATGTTGTGCCTGAGCATCAGCCATTAACATCTTAGTCTCTTGTTTCTTTTTATATATATGTGTGCCAGCATTTAATGCTAGTTTAATTGCACCTAACCACATATTAAAATACTATTGCACCTAGAACAAAACCTATAGCTGCACTGATAACACAGTGACTATGGTTTGCCCATAATTCTTTTGCTTTGTTTTTAATGTTTTCCATTGTTATCTCCTATAATTTAGTTATTAAAAAAATTGTATGCTCCACCTATCGCACTTGCAATAAGTATAAGTACCCATATAGCACCTTTGCCTTTGTTAATATCAGCTCTTAAGTGTTTAGTTTCACTTCGAAGTTCTTTAATCTCTCTTACTAGGAAATCTATCTTAACTTCTGTGGCTGATTTTCTAGGCATTAATTCTTACCCTCGAATAGATTTTTAATATCTTCAAATGGTTCTTTAGTATCAGCATAGGTAGCTTTATCAAATTTAACTTGATACTTAGCTGCTACTAATTTTATTTTTCTGCAATTGCTTCTGCTTTTGTAGTAAATGTTTCTTGGTTAATTAAACCTTTTGTATATCTTTTTCTTAATTCACTAATCTGTTCTTTGTATCCTGTTATCTCTCTTTTAATTCAAATACTTTACCAGCTGTAAGTTTGCTAATATCTGCCCTTTCTATTTTAAAACCAAGACTTTGTGCTAATGCTGTAAACTCTGTTTGATCTGGTCTAAAGCCTGATTCCATTCCTAATCTTGTTGATTTTATTTTTTCTAGTAGAATATGTACCAGGTACAAAAGGTATATTTGGTATCAGTTTACTTGCAATAGCTTTTAATTTAACATTCCAATCTTCACTATAATTACCAGTCAAACCTTTTATTTCTTGTTGTTTAAATAAATCATAACCCGCTAATGGAAATAAAATTTCTCCTGCTAGTCCACCTGACGGTTGTAAAGGTGCAGGTACTCCAGGTAATGTACCATTTAAATCCATAATATCTCCACCAGGTACAAACCTAGTAAAATCCATATATAGAGGATTGCCATTTTTATCAGGGGATACAGGTATTTTAATATTTCTAAATGGTAAAAATCCCATGTTTAAAAATCTACCTGATTTTCTTTCTGGCATAACAGCACGTTCTGCATCTTCATCTCCTCCACCTACAGTATCACCTAATTTATTTAAGCCATATCCAAGTGCTGCATACTTTGCATACTTCCAAGGTCTAACTATAGCTGTTTCTGCAAGTATAGGTATAATTCTATATGTGTATGCTAAGAAAGGAGTAACAGTATTTCTCATCCAGTTAATAGCAGGTGCATCAATGTCATAATCTATAAAAGATTTTCTAGCATCTAATGCTGCATCTTGTACTTTCCAACCTTTTGAAAGTCTATCTTGAAATACTGATAATCTAAATACAGAATCTTCAAATCTGTACCAATCTGTCATTTTTGTAAGACCGAGTTTTCCATTAACTACACTATCTTTAAAAACATTTCTTGCCATACTAACAGAATTATTAAATGCATCTACACTTTCATCCATTGTATATGGAAATTTTGCACTTGAAGCTGCTTGAATATTTTTTTAATTCTGTACTTACTAAATCTACATCAAATACACCATATCTAGTAGCTATTTCAACTAGCTCTGACTTTTGCATTTTTCCAGCTTTGTTAGCTTTATTATGTTTCATTAAAGCTTTCCATGCTGGTAATAAATATTTAAAATCTGCGTCTACTAAGTCATGTAACATAACATTAGATACAACATTATTAACATGTACTGTAGGATTCCATGCAGTCTTAGATACTTTCCAATAAGAATTTAATGATCTATAACCTTTAAGGAAGTTACTTTTTCTGTAATAAGCATTAGTTGCAATTAAATTTTTGTAAACTTCATCAGGTACATACTTACCTGCTAGATTACCATACCTTAATTTACCACCTGTTTTTCCTAACGAGGTAGTAGGTATTTGTTTATACACAGCTTTTAAATCTTTAGGTACTTTTGCAAATGTATCAAACACATAGCCTTGTTTAGATATACTGTCAAACAATCTATACTGACTTAATGTAGCAGATCCTGCTCTACCTGTTTCTGCGATAGCATAAGCCGCATCTTCAATTTCACCTAATCCTACTCTTTGTGGTTTAGTATAATCCCATCTAATATTAATTTGCATTTCATCTAATTCTTTTTCTTATCTGAAATTAGTTGTGCTTTTTCTTTTTATTTCTTGTAAGTTTAATTTTATTATTATACTTATCAGTTATATTTTGCATTTCAGCTTTAGAACTTTCTAATATTTCCCAACCTCTATGACCTTTAATTAATTTTTTTTCCCTTCTGCTTCTTTAAAAATACCATCTTTAGATACTTTTTGAGAAGTTGTAGTGTAGGCTTGTTGACCTTTATATACTTCATCAAATTCTTTTATAGTAGTTTTTTTGAGTAGCACCTCTGTGCTTTAACTCCTCTGCAAATGGTCTATTTTCTAGTTTACCTCTGTAAGATCTTTTAATATAAATATTTTTATTTCTATTAAATGTTTCTTTTGTAATAAGACCCATGTCTATATAGTCTTGAGCCATTTCATTAATTAACTTTCTAGACTGTTGACTTAATTCTTGTAGTTTTGCTGGTGCTACTTTTAATTTAATATCACCCTCAAGTAAATTAATTAATATTTTTGTTCATCTGGTGTTAAATTTTTTTGTATTTTTTTGTGCCATATAAGTAAACTTACTGCCCATAGAATTTGCAAATCCATCTGCCTCTGCTTTTAATCCTTTAAAATTTTTAGGCAATCCATAACCATCTACAAATTGTCTACCTAAAAAATCTAGTAAACTTTCAGTTACTTCTTCAGTTTTATCTTCACCCTTACCAAATGTTTTAGTAAAAGTTTTCATTCTAGCACCTTTAATACCACCTGCACCTAACAATGCACCAGTAAATGCCCTACTAAATTTTGTTGTAATAGGAGTATCCTCATCTCCTGAAGCGTAACCTATAACTGCACCTGTACCAGCAGCACCTCTTCTGCACCATATTCACCATTAGTTAAATAATTTAATGTTTTTTTTCCTACTTTATTTTCCCATGCTTTTACAACATTTTCTCTAAACCAAAGTTTAGGTCCTCTTAATAATTTTGATCTGTCTGTAGGCATATCTTTTAATTCTGAATCATCTATTTCAATTTTTTTTCTAGCAACTACATTTCTATCTTTTAAACCTGCCTCATTCTGTAGTTTAATTTTTTGTAATTCACTATCAGACCTACCTTTATACTAGAGAATCAAATCCAGGAATACCTATGTTTTCTCTTGTAAATACTTTTTCACCTTTTATTTTTTTGTACACCCGTAATACTGGTCCCAAAATTGTACCACCTATTGCACTAGCCCCAGCTTGTTTTCTCTAGTATCTAGTATACTCTCTTCATCAACATAACCTAATGCACCTATTATACCTGAGTTTACAAATCCGTATTTAGCTGCTGCATATAATGTTTTTGCTTTAGTTATAGGTAATAACCAACCTGCAGGATCTAATATAGCACCACCAAAGTAAGCTGCTGCAACTCCGTAGTTAGTAGAGCCATCTTCATTCTCCATAAACTCATAAAGTTTTTTTTGATCAGCTTTCATCTTTTCTGTATCAATACCTGTAATCTGTTTAGCACCTCTGTATGTATACAAAGAAACCTAACTGTGCAGCATAAGCTATCTTTTTTAAGTTTGTAGAATCTTCATCTATATCATCTATTAGGTCTTCTGTTTTTTTCACCAATAGAAGTTAATGGAGATAATGCCATTAGTGCTTTTAAGTATCCACTATTTTTTTTATTTTCTTCAGGTAATTTTAAACCATCAAATATATCAGATTGTTTTTTAGACTCTACACTTTTAATATCTGGTAAATCATCAAATAGACCAGGTTCTGTTTTATCTTTATCAGATAGATTAGAACCCCTATTACCCTCAGTTAGTTAATTTAAATTTATATTTTTCTTCATCTGGTAATAAGTCACTAAACATATCAGTAGTAACTTCAATGTTGTTAGGTATTTTTTGCTTCTGTATTAAGATCTGGTAGACCTTGAAATATATCAGCCATAATTATAAACTATATTTTGTAAGATCAAAACCTGCATTTTTTAAACGGGTTCTAACTTCCTCAACCATTTTATCATCACCATTAGCTTTATACATATCTATATAAAGTCTACCTTTTTGCTATTTCTGGTGGCTCTGATGCTTCTGCTGCTGCAGTACCATATGTATAACCTACACTCGGTAAATAATTTTCTCTAAAATGCCTATTATAAAACATAAGCCACCTAAAGTTTGTTCTGCTTTTTTCTGCATCTGGGAGATTATCATAATCTTCTTTAAATCTTTTTGTGTCTTCTCTCAGTCCAGTTAAAGGATTTAAATATTTAGTTTTATATTCTTTATCAAAATCACCTTTTAAAGATACTACATCTTCTCTTTTTAAATTAAAGAAATTACGTTCCACTTTCTCTTTACCATCCCCAAATATTTCCTCATATGTAGGTAAAGCAGTTGTCTTCATTTCTGTTTTTTCTGGTACAGCTTCAGTTACCTGTGGTCCAACTTGTGTTCCTTCAACAGCTGGTGTAACAACTTCTTCTGTAGTCTCAGTTATAGGAGTAGACTCGGGTATCTGTAACTGTGCAGTCATAGTACCAATCTTAGAGTCACCTGTAGTTAATCCCATAATAGTTTTTTCTCTTTCTTTTATAGCATCAAATCTACTTTCAGCTCTTTTTTGTATAACTACTATCTGTAGTTTTTAAATATTGTTTTAATTTATCTGCTTTAATTTCTGGGTTATCACCTAGTTGAATTAAAATATTTTTATAATCATTAGCATCACCTGTAATAAAATTATTCTGACCCATAAATTCTGCTACGTCTACACCAAATTGTCCAGAGAGTTTATCATAAGTTTCTTTTCTAGATTTTTCTTTTTTCTCAAAGTCTGGTAAAGTATTTTCATAAAAGTTTAAACCTGCTCTTTGAATAATCTCACCTTTCATTTTATCTTTAGCTGCTACTTCTGCATTAAATTGACCCATAGCACCTGTAGCTACACCCTGTATCATTCTTCCAAAATCTATTGCCATTATACCATCTCCTCTTCTTTAGGTTGTGGTGCAGCCATTAAACCTTTTTGTTCAGGTTGTTTTTCTATTTCTGCTTGTACACCTTTACTAGCTTTCTCAAATTCTGCTTTGTTTTTCTTAACATCTAATATAGATTTCATCTCTCTATTATTTGTTAAATCTTGTGTAGATATTCTAAATTTCTTAACACCACCTTGAATACCAATTGTAGCTATCATTTTCATAATAGGTTCTGTAATAATAAATGCAACATCAGGAGTCCACTTACCTTCTGAAAATCCACTAAATACAATAATTCTTCCAATAGCTTCTACAGGAATACCTGCATCTAACATACCAATAACTTGCTCAGCAAATTGTGGTTCAGTCAATTTATCCCAAACAAATTCTGTAGCTTCCATAGTATCTGTGTACTGTGGTGGATGTTCCCAGGGATAATTACCTGGTTTATCTGTCATTCCTTGACCAGGAACTGGTGCGTCAAAAGGGTTATTCGGTGCTTCTTTAAATTGATCCATATATTTCCTATGTTAAATCTCTTTTATATTCTCTGTCTTTACCCATGGCATTCATTAGTCTTCTTTCCCATTCGTAATTTAAATCTTTACCATCTACAGTTTTAGCAACTCCAGTACTACCAGCTTCATCAGATCTTTCTCTACCCATTCTACCACCATAACTTGGTGCTTGAACAGCAGTACTTTGTATTTGATAATCTCCACCAACTCCGCCTTTACCCATAAGGCTAGATGCTAATGCACCACCTATTTTACCACCTGTAGGTCCACCAATTGCATTTCCTGCCCATGTTGCAGCTGCTGTTACTCCCTTTTTAAATATACTTGATAAACTAAACGCCATTATACTCTCCTATTAATTAAATAAATTAAAACCAAACTTACCTATCATCTGATACATAGAATCTTTAGATGCCTGATCTGATAAATCTATTGCTGTAGATCTTTTCAAGTGCAGCCATTGCTAAATATGATTTCTATTCTCTGAGTTTTTCAGAAGCAGTATTAACCCATGAAGCTTCGTCTCTCCATTGTTTGCCATGC